ATGCGGCCCGCGGCCGGCCAGACGTCCTATGATCCGGCCATCGATTCAGGAATGACCGACCATCTGTTGGATCAATCTCGACAGCTAATTGACCAATTTAACGCTCTGACACCCGCCGGCGGACCCAGGGCGCCCGACAGCTTGAGCATGGACAGATCCGGCTATCCCGCCTGGTATCCGGAGACGGCGGAAATCGGTGGAGATGGCTCTCCGACGATGGGTGGCGACGGCCAAGCAGCACCAGACGACCAAGCAACTCTGGTTACGCCGGTCCAGCCGGCTGAACCTGTCGATCTGACGCAACTCATACCTGTCGTTGCGCAAAGACGGCTCAAGGATTTGGAAAACTACCTTAGTCGGCCTGGAATTGAGGGCTTCACCAACCCGGTCCAACTGGACACAACGGGCAATCCAACAGCCGGATACGGACACGAGGTGCGTCCAGGAGATCACCTAAAGCTGGGGAATCCCGTAGACCCGAATTTAGCTCAAGGTTTCCTCGATCAGGACGGTTCGGTGGCGTCATCCAACGCCGATCAGCAGGCTTTGCAAGCCAAGATCACCGATCCAAACCTTATCAGCCGTCTGGCTGCGGTGAATTTTCAAATGGGAACGGATTGGCCGCAAAAATTTCCCAAGGCCTATGGAGACATGGTGGCGGGGAAATATGACGCGGCGGCCAACGAGGTGGGATTGTCCGGCGATGGTAAATCCAAGTCAAAATGGGCGATCCAGACTCCTGTTCGCGTTAGAGAATTTCAAGATGCCCTTCGGGCACTGGCGCCAAATGCACACCCATGATTGAGTCGAGGATGGGACGTGGGGAGGACGGTTAATGCGCGCGCACCGGTTCAGATATTCCGTTCTGGCCATCGCCGTTTTGCTCCCGGGTTGTGCAGTGAAGGCAACTCCAGACGCCGCGAGCGCGCCCAAGTCGGCCCGGTGGGTAAGGGAGAGCGCCGTCTATTGTTCTGGAAACAGAAATGGGGCCATCATCTTCGCCGGACGGGTTGAGCCAGATGACAGCCTGACGTTCGGGCTGTCCATATGGTCGGACCACAATATCGCCCTCTACGGAAGGGCTGTCCCCCACGGAAGTGGTTGGGAATATGTCATGCCGCACAATGACATGCTGCCGGACGTTCGGTGCAAGGTCGACATTGTCATGGGTCCAAACGGGGCCCCGTCGCTCACCGGTGATCCCGACGCCAACTGCGAGGGCGCTGGCGGCCAGGGTATGTATATTGGCTCTGTTAAGTTCAAGAAGCGGAACTATGAAGGTCCGGTAACCAACGAACTGGCGGATTTGCCGACGTTTTTTAGCGACGCCGGGAAATGTGCGGGAAGCTAAGACCTTCCCCATAATAAATTCGATCCGCTCTCCCCACGGTGTCCGGAAGAGATTTCCATGGTTCCTCACAAGACAGTTGCGCCCGCAGCTCCGCGGGCCGACGCCAATTTGGCCCGCGAGCATGGGCCGGCGGCCATAAGGCGGTTGGTCGAATTGATGAAGGTTGACGACGCTCGGATCAGCTTGGCGGCGGCGACGGCCATTCTTGACCGGGCCTATGGAAGGGCCGGGACAGCAGCGGCCGAGGACGCACCGCAACCGCAAGAATTTACAGTGATCGAACGGATAATCATTGACCGCGCTGGCGATCCAAACCGCTAGGGTGTTCCAGCCTCTGCTGGCGCCGGCGCGTTACAAGGGCGCCTGGGGCGGCCGGGGATCGGGCAAGAGCCACTTTTTCGCGGAGATGCTGATCGAGGACAGTCTGGCCCAGCCGGGCCTGCTGTCGGTCTGCATCCGCGAGGTCCAGAAATCGCTAGCCGACTCCGCTAAACGATTGATTGAACGTAAACTTTCTGGCCTTGGCCTGGGTGAGGCGGCGGGGTTCAAGGTCTATCGCGAGCTGATCCGCACGCCTGGCGACGGGGTGATCACCTTCCAGGGCATGGCCGACCATACGGCGGACAGCATCAAGTCTCTGGAGGGGGTTCAGCGGGCGTGGGTGGAGGAGGCGCAGTCGCTGACCACCCGGTCGATGACGCTGCTGCGGCCCACGATCCGTGAGCCGGGATCGCAGCTGTGGTTCAGCTGGAACCCGCGTCGCCGCACCGATGCGGTCGATGTCATGCTGCGCGGCAATCCGCCGACCGGGGCGGTGGTGGTGCGGGCCGACTGGTCGGACAATCCGTGGTTCCCGGCTGAGCTGGAACAGGAACGCCACGACTGTCTGCGCGACGACGCCGACCAGTACGGGCACATCTGGGAAGGGGACTATGTGACCGCGACGACCGGCGCCTATTTCGCGAAGCAACTAGCGGTGCTGCGAGCCGAAAGGCGCCTCTGTGTGGTGGCCGCCGATCCCTTGCTGCGGATCCGCTGCTTCTGGGATCTGGGCGTAAGCGACTCCATGGCCATCTGGGTGGCGCAGTTCGTCGGGCGCGAGATCCGGGTGCTGGACTATATCGAGGGGGCCGGCCAACCGCTGAGCTACTATGCCGACGCCCTCCGCTCGCGCGGCCATGGCGCGGCCCTGTGCGTGCTGCCCCATGACGGAGCGGAGCGCGACAGCGTGCGTGCGGTGAAGTTCGAGGACCACCTGCGCGATGCGGGGTTCGAGGTCCAGACGGTCAAGAACCAGGGCAAGGGCGCCGCCATGCTGCGCATCGAGGCGGCGCGGCGGCTGCTCCCGCAGATTTGGATCAATGCGGCGACCACGGTCGGCGGCGTCGAGGCGCTGGGCGCCTATCACGAACGCAAGGACGACGGGCGCGGCGTGGGCTTGGGTCCCGAACACGATTGGTCGAGCCATGCCGCCGACGCCTTTGGGCTGATGTGCGTGGCCTATGAAGAGCCCCAGGCGGCGGTGCGCGAGCGACGAGCGTCCCACCATGTCGGACACGGAGGATGGATGCGATGAAAAATGCTGCGGGTCATGCTGCGCACAAAACAACGCCGGACGACGATGTTCGCGAGGCGTTGGACGCCTTTGCGGAGTGCGAGGAACGCGACCGCGACAACTTCAGCGCCGGCCAGGATGACATCCGTTTCGCCCGGCTGGAGGAGCAGTGGCCGGAGGGCGTCCGGGTCCAGCGGATGCGCGAAGGCCGGCCATGCCTGACCATCAACAAGCTGCCAGCCTTTATCCGCCAGGTGGTCAATGACGCGCGCCAGAACAAGCCTGCCATCAAGGTCCAGCCCCAGGACAGCGGGGCTGATCCGCAGACGGCGGATTTGATCAGCGGCCTGATCCGCAACATCGAGACCACCTCGGATGCCGACGTCGCCTACGACACCGCCGTGGAGTGCGCGACGACCAACGGCTTCGGCTATTTCCGGGTCAATCTGCGCTACGCCAACGACGACAGTTGGGAACAGGATATCGTCATCGAAAGAGTGGCGGACCCGTTCAGCATCCACGGCGATCCATACTCAACAGGCGCTGACAGCGCCGACTGGAACATCGCCTTCGCCACCGAGATGATGCCGAAGCGGGCCTTTGAGGCGCACTTCCCGGGTGCTGCCCCCATCGATTGGGCCGGCCGTGACGACAGCCCGACCGGCTGGCGCGAAGGCCACACCGTGCGGGTTGCGGAATACTGGACGCGGGAAGCGGTCAAGCGGCAGATCGTGCTGTTGTCCAACGGCGAAGTGGTCGACCTGAAGGACTTCGAGCGTGACCGGGGGATGTACGCCCAGGCCGGCGTGGCGGTGATCGGCCAGCCACGTGACGTCGCGTCCCACCGGGTGACGCAGAAGTTGATGACCGCCAAGGAGGTGTTGTCTGTCACGCCCTGGGCCGGCCGCTACATCCCGATCATTCCGGTCTATGGCGACGAGGTGAACCTGGGTGGCAAGCGGCATTTCCGCTCGCTGATCCGCTCGGCCAAGGACAGCCAGATGAACTTCAACTTCTGGCGCACCGTGGGAGCCGAACTGGTGGCCCTGGCCCCGAAAGCCCCGTTCATCGGGCGCAAAGGCGCTTTCGAGACCGACCGTGACAAGTGGGAGACGATCAACGGCGAAAGCCATGCCTATGTGGAATTCGATGGCCCGGAGGCCCCGATGCGCCAGCCGTTCGCAGGCGTACCGGCTGGGGCGTTGCAAGAGGCGCTGAACGCCAGCGACGACATCAAGTCGATCATTGGGGTCTATGACGCCGGCCTGGGCGCCCGATCCAACGAGACCAGCGGCGTGGCGATCGACTCCCGCAAGCTGGAGGGCGATGTTTCGACCTTCCATTTTATCGACAACCTGTCGCGCGGCATCCGCCATGGCGGTCGGGTGATCATCGACCTGATCCCCCACGTCTATACGCCGGGACGGGTGGTGCGAGTGCTGGGCCTGGATGGTGTTGCGACCACGGCAAGGCTGGGGACGGCGGGCCAGGCGGCGACCCCGGTCAGCGGCCAGGTTGACCGGATCTACGACCTGACCGCCGGCAAGTACGACCTGACAGTCTCGGCGGGACCTAGCTACACCACCCGCCGCGAAGAAGCCGCCGAGCAGATGACCGAGCTGATCCGCGCCTATCCGCCCGCCGCTCCGATCCTCGGCGACCTGCTGGCCAAGAATCTCGACTGGCCAGGCGCCGACGAGATCGCCACGCGGCTGCAGGCCTTGCTGCCGCCGGCCCTGCGAGGAGGTGGCGCGGGAGGAAATGCTGCGGTCACAGATCTGCAGCAACAAGTGGCCTCGCTGACGGCGCAGCTAACGGCGCTGGCGCGGGACAAGTCGGCGGAGCAGCAGAAGCTGGCGATCGATCAGTACCGGGCGGAAACGGAACGAATGCAGGTGGCGTCGGGGGCGGAGACGTCGGCAGCCGCTATGGCATGACCGGCTCCAGCCTCGCGAATGCTGCAGCGAGCGGTGCGGTGGGTCATATGGCCGAGCCCGAAGCAATCGAAGACGACGGGCCTGGTCCAACGATAGGCGGACGGCCAGGCCCGCAAGGGGGCTCGCGTACTCAATGACCTCATCATGCCCCAGGATTCCATAGTGGCAGACGACACCACGACATCCGATGACCCGTTCGGCCGGACAGACGCCCTAATCGCGCAGGCGCGAGCCATGATCGCCACGCCGACGGCCGTTTCGGCGGCCAAGCAGCAGATCCAGCTCGGTCTTCCGTCAACCTATTATCAGACCGCCGATACCACGGCGGACGACGACGCCAGCGGCGATGATAACCCTGTCCCGGCATCCGCTCTGGCAGACTATCAGGCCTTCATGGACAGGCTGCGCACGGGCGGAAACGTCTGGCCGGGCGGGGCTGCCCCACAGTCCTTGCTGCAACTCGGCCTGCCCTCGACCTATAGGCAGGACGGCGGGGCGAGCGGTGGCGTCCAACTGGCCGGCAACACGCCACGGCCCTGGGACAATGTCCTGGGCCAGCCCGTCGCCGGGTTCACCGACGGGCCGAGCCTGCCCTTTGGGGAGCCGAATGATGTCACCCCGCAACTGGACGCCCGCTTGAATCAGCCGACGAAACCCGATCCCGTGTTGGGGTCGTCGGCGCAAGGAACCAAATATCTGAAGGACTCGGGGTTCTTCGATTCCGCATCACCCGGCTTCCAAACCCGCATCGATCCGATTCCCGGTTACGATCAGACCGGCCCTTTTGCCTGGCGCGCCAGCAACGACCAGGCCTTTCTGGACGCGGTCAATCAGTTCAACGCCAAGCACGCCTTTCTACCGGGCGATATCCGCTATGCCACCGCAGACATGCTGAAAGCGCAGGCCATGATTGAGACCGGGGGGACGCCCAAGGCATTTCTCGCCGATCCGTTGCAAGTGAACACCCCTTTGAATTGGAGTGACGCAAAAATCGCCAATGGTGGTCTCACAGGCCCCGATGAACCCATGACACCAGCCTTGAGCGCTAGCGCCGGGCTGGAGTGGCGCGACTATAAGCGGTGGAATGGAAAGACGAATGACTACGACGGCGACTATGAAGCGCTAAAAGCTTACAACGCGAACTCCCGAAAAACGAGATCATCAGGCGACCTCCCACACAACGTATGGTATGGTCGCCAAGTTATAAACCTGGCCAATGCAGCGGCGGCGGCGAGCAAGAAGTAGAGCCTTGTCTTGAAAATCAAGATCCTCTCGTGTCCTTCTGCAACTGGTTTTCGCGCCGTGTCGATTACGGTTTTGATCTTGCTCTCCCAGGCTGGTGGAGCACAGGCCGCGTCGATCAATCAGGTTAAGGCATTGCTTAAACACCAAGGATTTACGTCCTATATGGGCCCGTCAACACGGCTCATAAAGCTGGGCGATATAAAATATCCGCACGTTATATATAACATATATTACTCTGCTCAAGACAGTAATGGCGGCCCGGGAACAGATGTAAAAACCATGCACCATGTTATTATAATAAAAGACGGGAAAACTTATTTAGGATCGTACCTGATAAATAGTCGTCCATATGGCGTTTCAGGCCATAATGTCGTACTGCGATACGGAACCGAGGATAAATATTTTCACACGCACTATTCGCGTTCCTATCTGCATATCGACGGCAAGGACCCGGTACATGCGTCATTCGACAATGATACACCGGCAGATTTTCGCAAATAGAAAGGCCTGCTCTCGGTCGACCGGCGACATTGATAGTTCGCCCACCGCTCGTTCGGAGCCAGCACCTAAGCCCCTTCGCCCGTCGCCAGCCAGCGCGCGCAGTCCGGCCCCAGCTTCTCCACCGCCATCTTCTCGTAGGCCGCAATGTCGGCCGGCGGCAGGACGTCGCGCCAGCGGCCGTTCGTGCCCTTGTTGATGAAGGTGTCTGCACCGCCTTCCCAAACGAAACCGCCCAACGGCGCGCATTGCTCGGCGTTGGTCTTCATATAGGCGAAGGTGCAGTGGTCGATGACGTCCGGCCACTTGTCTTCTGGCACGTCGACATCAAGGAAATCCGCGATGGCGCGCATCTCGCCGGGCAGGTCGGCCTTCAGCTGGTTAAAGTGGATCAGCTTGACGTTCGGCTGATGGCGCAGCGCCCACCAGGTGGAGATGTTCTCCCAAAGAGACCAGAAGGGATAGCCGTCCCGGGCGAGCCAGGTGTTGAAATACTGGACGATGTCGGGGTCGGCGCGGGGCAAGGGATCGCCCACCAGGCCGGGTGTCAGGTTGAACATCTCGTAGGCGACGTCTTTGAAATTGGCGTGGTGATTGTAGAGGCTCCAGACCACGTCGCGGCCGTCGCGGGCGATGTAGATGTATTTGGCCTTGGGCGACATGACCAAGGCGTCCGCCGGCAGGTGGGTCTTGACGACACGGCGGTGGGTCTGAGCGGCGAAGGCCTGGCGAGCTTCGGGAGGAATGATGCGCATGTCCCACCACGGCGACAGGTCATGAATGTTGACCGCTGGGTCCCCTTGGTGAAGCAACTGGCCAACGATCTGCTGGGTCCAGGTGGTGCCTGACTTGGCGTAGGTGGCGACCACCACGTCGTCACCGCGGAAGTCGAAATTGTCCCACAGGGTCGAGTCCATGTGGTGATTGTGGATGTCGCGCGTCTTGCGCGGCGTGGCCATTTCAGTCTGCGTCATTAGCCAGCCCTCCAAGCTCCGACGGCCGCCGGCGAGTTCGCCATTGAAGCCTTCGGATAGAGGTAATATCTGAACAGATCGGGTGGCTGGAGTCTAGAGAATGGCGGCAAGCGGGCGATACCCGCGCCGCCGCCGCAGCGCCGCTCCCAGGCCGCCGAGACCCGCCAGCAGCATGGCCCACTCCGCCGGTTCTGGTATGGCGGCAAGGGTTTCGGTGATGGTCAGATGCGAGGCGCCGATCACGCCAAACGGGTCGGAATTGCCCCAGATATTGTACTGCGATGAACAAGGCGTGACGTCGGAAATCATTGCCGTGGCGCAGGTGTTGAACGCCAGGGGCGCCTGATAAAGGATCGAAGTCAGGCCTGGGGTCAGCGTTTCCTGGAACTCACTGAAGTTCCAGTTTCCGCCGAAGCTAGTCGTCAGACCAGTGTCGGTTTTGTAGGTGACATACTCATCGACTTCGTTCGGGATGGGCACAGTGAATAAGGCGTTGGGGTCGGCGCTGGTGTAGCTGAAATTCCACAGGTAGAGGCGTCCGTCGGTCGGCAGGGTATAGTCGAACCAGTAGGGGCCGAGGGCCGGGTCGATCACAAACGGCGTTCCAAAACTGCCCCTAGCCAGCCCCAGTGTTTTGCCTGGGGCCGCCGAGCCCATCAGGACCATCGCCATGGCCCAGACCGCCGCCGCCAAGGCGCGCCGTCCACCATACGAGGTCGAAAGCCGACAGATTGGTTTTGGCGTCACCTTGACCCCCTAGGTTGCGCCCAGCCTCTCAGGGCGACTTGTCCGCTGTCAACCTGAGCCATTGGTAAGATTGAATTTATCAAAATTGATCGACTCAGCCCGACGGGGCTTTGGGCCCTCAATTTAACTGTTGAGGGTGCGCGCAAATCGGCGCTTCCTAAGGTCAATCGAGGAAGTGCGCCCGGGCGGCGCGGCCTTCGGTCTTTTCAGAAATCCAGAGAATCCAGCGGCGTTCCCCACCGCCCGACCCTTCACACCCCCAAGAGGACCATTCGCCATGACCAACATGACCACGACCAACCCGGTCGGTGGCGACGGCTTGTCGCCTGCCCTGGGAGCCGTCGATCCCAACGCGATCCAGTACAGCGTCGGCGCCGCCGACGACGGCGACGACGAAGATATGGAGACCGTCATTCATGACGGGCGGGCCTATGGCGTGCCCAAGAGCTTGACGCCCGCTCTGATGATGCGGGCGGCTTATACCCGCAAGACGCAAGACCTCGCCGATCAGCAGCGCGCCTGGGAACAGGATCGCGCTCAGCAGGCCGAGCTCGATGAAAGCCAGCTGCATCTTCGCGCCATGGTCCTGGCTCTGGACAGCCAGATGGCCCACTATGATCGGATCGACTGGCAGGCGATGGAGGCCAGCAATCCGGCCGGCGCGGCCAGCCTTTGGCGGCGATTCCAGCAGCTGAAGGATTCCCGCGCCGAGATCATTGGCCACGTCGCCGCCCTGGATCAGCATCAGGCCGTGCAGGCGCAGCATGACCACGCCGCCAAGCTGCAACACGGTCACGCGGTCCTGGCGCGCGAGGTGCCCGGCTGGTCGCCGGACATGGCTGGCAAGCTGGCGGTGATCGGCCAGACGGCGTTCGGGTTTTCGCCGGAGGAGCTATCCAAGGTTACCGATCCACGGCTGGTAAAGCTGCTGCACCGCGCGGCGCTCCATCTGGCGTCGGCCGGGGGGCAAGCCCAGGCCCAGCGCATCGCCCAGGGCCAGAAGACCCAACCCGCTCCGGCGGTGCGCGGTGGCGGCCGGTTCGCAGTTGGGGCCGACACCAACGATTTCGCGGCGTTCGAGAAGCTGGCCGACAGCAAGCTGAAGCACCGATCCTAGACCGCTCCTTCCTTTCTTCCCATCCCTGATTTCAACGCCGGTGCGGCCGGCCAGAAGGATTCCTGCCTATGACCACCAATGCTTTCCTGTCGCCCAAGGTCTTCGCCAATGCGGGCCTGAAGCTGTTGAAGAACAATCTCGTCATGGCCAAGCTGTGCGACAGCGAAGGGGTCGACAAGGAGTTCCAGCCCGGCGTGGGTGGCACCGTCTATGTCAAGCGCCCGCCGGAATTCATCGTCCGCCGGGGCGCCACCGCCAGCCCTCAGAACGTGATCGAGGGGGAGATCGCGGTGAACGTCAACATTCAGTCGGGCGTCGATGTGCAGTTTACCTCGGTCGAGGAAACGCTGAATGTCGACAAGCTGTTGAGCTCCAAGGTGCTGGCCGCGTCCATGGCGACCATTGCGTCCGACGTCGACAACGAGTTGATGAAGCGCACGCTGGACTTCCCCAACTGGACCGGCACGCCGGGCACGGCGGTCAGTTCCACCGCGCCGCTCTTCGCCGCGGCCCAGCGACTGGATGAGAACGCCATTCCCGCCGATAGCCGCAACGGCGTCCTGAATCCCGCCGACACCTATGGCGTGGCGTCAAGCCTTCTGGCCAACGCCGCCCAGCAGGGCGACACGGCGCGGAACGCCTTGGAGAAGGCCAAGATTCCGGTGATCGGCAATATCGACTGGTATATGACCCAGACGGTGCCGACCTTGACCACTGGCAGCCGCGTTGTCGGCACGTTCCTGGTCAACGGAGCGAGCCAGAACGTCGCCTATACCGCCGTTAAATCGACCATGCAGCAAACCTTGATCTGCGACGGTCAAGTCTCCAAGACCGTGGCGGCCGGTGAAGTGTTCACGATCGCCGGCGTGAACGACATCAATCCGCGCACCAAGGCCGACCTTGGCCGGGCTAAGCAGTTCACCGTGGTCAGCGCCGCCACCTCGGACGGTTCGGGCAATGTGACCCTGACCATCTTCCCGGCGATCATCAGCGACACCACGAGCCCCTATCAGAACGTCTCGGCCGCCCCGGCCGACAACGCCGCCCTGACCTTCAATGGCGCCCTGTCCACGGCGTTCCGATCGGGCGCGGCCTTCCACAAAACGGCCATCAAGCTGGTGAGCGCCAAGCTGGTCATGCCCTATTCCGGCGAGGCGGATTACGCCACCGATCCGGACACTGGCCTGACCGTCCGCTACTGGCGCTACAGCGATGGCGCCAACGACCTGCACAATCACCGCTGGGACGTATTCTTCGGCACGGTGACCACCGATCCCCGGCTGGGGACGCGGTTGAACGGTTAGGCCCTTAAAGCCGGCTCGATCCCGCACCCTGTCACCCTGGCGATCCCCCTCGCCGGGGTGACAGGCCTTGTTTTCATTCTCTTTCCCAGAGGCGAGCCCCATGGCCCTGACCACCTACGCCGATCTGAAACTGGCGGCCGCTGACTGGCTGAGCCGGGCAGACCTGGACCAGCAGATTCCGGACTTCATCAAGCTGGCTGAGGCCACGCTAAACAAGATCGTGCGGTCGACGCGGATGACCGCCAATGCCGACGTCACGGTCAATGCGGGCGCGCGTAAGGCGGCCCTGCCGAGCGACATGCTTGAGCCCATCTATGTGACACTGAAGACTGACGAGGACTTCCCGCTGGAGGCGGTGTCGCCGGAGCAGCTCGTGGCGCTTCGCCGTTCGCGGATGCGGGCCCAGGGAACGCCCCGGTTCTACGCCATCGTCGGGCGCAGCATTGAGGTGACGCCGACGCCGGCCAGCCAGATCACCCTGGACGTGGCCTACTACCAGACCATCACATCCCTGGCGTCGGACAGCGACACCAACTGGGTGCTGCAGTTCGAGCCGGATCTCTACCTCTATACGGCCCTGCTGCACGCCGCGCCCTTCCTTCAGGATCAGGCGCGCGCCGCCCTTTTCCAGAACCTGCTGACCCAGCAGGTCGCCGCGGCGGTCCAGGCCAATCAGACCATCGGCCTTGATAACCGCGTGGCCGGCGCGTCGCTGAGCAGCCCGTCGGACGTCAAATGATCTATTCCGACCTCGTCGCCGCGATCCTGGCCTGGGTGACCAGGCCCGAGATCGAGCAGTCCGTTCCGATCTTCATTGCTCTGGCCGAATCCCAGATCAACCGCGCCTTGGCCGTTGCTGGAATCACCGGGTCGGTGCAGCGGGCGACCATCACCATTGCCGGCGAATATGTCACGGCCCCGGTGGACCTAGCGCAGATTCAAAGCCTGACGCTATCGACCGGCGAGGGGGTGGAGAACGATACCGAGCTTGGCCTTGAGACGATCAAGCGGCTGTTCACCGCAGCCGGCAAGCCGCGCTATTTCACCCTCATCGGCCAACAGTTCGGCTTCGTTCCGGTCCCGGATGCCAGCTATTCTGCCGTCCTGGTCTATCAGGCGCTGCTGGCAGCCGTCTCCGACGCAAACCCGACCAATTGGCTTCTGGCCAACTATCCCGACGCCTACCTCTATGGCGCCCTGGTCCAGTCCGCGCCGTTCCTTGGCGACGATCCGCGCCTGAACACCTGGACCAGCCTGTTTCAGACCGCGCTGGATGGAATCGTCACGGCTGAGCGGGCCAAGCGGGGTAGCCAGGTGACCCGAGCCTTCAGCCCCAACATGCCCAGCAGGGGCCCTTTCGGCTATCGGGATGGGAGCTTCGCGGGGTCGAGCACACCTGGCCCGACGCCAACGCCAACGCCAACGCCGACCCCAACCCCGGCCCCGACGCCAACACCTACGCCGCCAGGCCCAGTTCCAGTCAACGCAATTGCCCCGTCGATCAGCGGAACCACCACTATTGGGCACGTATTGACCGCCAATCCCGGTTCATGGAGCAACGCGCCCAGCAGCTTCGCTTACGTCTGGAAGCGGGATGGGGCGCAGATCAGCGGGGCAACCGCCAACACCTACCTGCTGGTCTCGGGCGACGCGACGCACGCCCTCACCGTGACAGTCATCGCAACCAACACCAACGGACCATCCGCTCCGGTGACCAGCGCGCCGACCGCGACGATTTCGGCTGGGTCAGGTGGGACCATTGTGCCGTTTGTCGTGGATCTTCCGCAGACCGGCGACACGCTGTTGAGCCTGGACCTGTCCGATGTTCCGGTCGGCAATGGGGTGACGGTGATCAACACCGCCGCCTCTGTCGTTCTCGATTTTATCTATGAATAGGGGCCAGCCATGACCACTTATAAGGGCATCGGGTTCGATGGCGGGGACTTCGATCCCACCCTCTATCCCTGGCTAACCGGCTCGGTCACCGGCGCTTATGATCCTGCCGCCGGTCAAGGCCTTCTGTTCGGCGGCCATGATGTCTCGCATGGCAACGGAACCTTACCGGACTCGCGCCTATATGGCGCGGAGGGGTGGAGCACCCAGGTCTATCGCTATGACATCGACAACGGGACGTACACGTTCCGTTGCGCCGTGGGCAACGTTAACATTAGCGGTGCGGCCAGTCTGGTTATCGACAACGACGACGGGGCCGCCATCGTCTTGAACAGCGGCGCTTCTATCGACATTCATCAGGTGCTTGTCGCCGACAACACCGTTATGTCAGACACCGACTGGATCGCCAGCAACGGTGGCTTGGGCGGCGGTCCCGGCGTCAGCGTCTCCGTCACCAAAGGCTACGTCCTTCTCTATGCGGACGAAGGCACCACCGGCAATCCCCGCATCGTCCAGTTCGAAAGCTCGGGCGTCACACTTGAGGACGCGACCCTAGCTACCGACCATACCAACTATACGGCCACAGCAACTGGCGGCGTGACGACCATCGGAAGTGCTGTCGTTACCGGCCTGTCCAGCACGTCGGGCATGAAGACTGGGATGCGGTTCGACGCCTCAAGTGTGCCCTATGGCAGGACGATCCTGAGCGTCGATAGCGGCAGTCAGGTCACCCTGAACGACGGAACGGGCGTTACCGCCGCGACCGGCTTAGCTGTACGAGTGGGCTATTCCGTGACGTTGTATGAGGCCTCGCCGGCTAATGCGGTCATTGCGCCGATCACCCTGGTTAACGGCCCCAGGGACGGCCTAATCGTCTACGAAGCGGACGGAACGACAGTCAGTCCCTACATCAAGGCGGTTAAAGTGGGCTCGCAGCCCTGGCTCGGATACAGTACCACGCCCCTGCCCGGCGCGACGCCTCACGCCTTCAAAATCTATCAACCGAATGGCAGTGACACCCCGCATACCACGTCGATTTCCCTTCCCGTGATTGCGGCCCCGAACAAGCTGGCCGACGCCGCAGTGCGGCCGGTCCTGGCCAAGATGCTGACGCCGAACTACCTGCGGCGCAAGAACACCCTGGACACCATCGAGAGCGGCAAGTGGCACGGATACAAGGGACAGGCCTTCGAAGCCAGCGTGACGGTTTATTCGATCTCGCAACTTCTCGACCAGATGAACACCTTCCAGAGTTCCGCAGGTGTCAACAAATGGTTCCACATCAGGCTGGGGACCGGCAGTGGGTCGGACGATTGGGCGTCGGACTCGTCGGGCTGGAACAGCACGGGCTTTGACTTTAAACCCGCCCTGGGTGGCGGCCTGTTGATTACCAACGCGCCGACCCAGCAACCCGCCATCACCGGGGGTATCTACACCGCTGAACCCTGCGGCTTGCAGTTCGGCCTGCTTGGGGCCTACGCGGGCATCGCCAACTCGCCGATCCTGCTGGCTACCGATACCGGCGCTCCCTGCTGGCGTGGCGATGGCCACAATGTCGATGCTGCGACGACCATCATCTTCGAGAATGTCTGGTTCGGCAGCTTGGCAAATCCCGCCAACTCTGGCGACAGCATGAGCACGACGGCGGACAAGGCTGGCTGGGGCCTTGGCTTCAACTATGTTGGCGAGCAACTTACTGTCCGAAACTGCCGGTTCCTCGGGACGGCGCTGGGGATCATCGCCATCGCCTGTCGGCGCGTCGAAATCCTCGACAATGAATTCGCGGTGCTCAACGATGACTGCATCCGCATTGGCGCTCTTGTTCACCCCTATGGCCGCTGGGGGACGAGCGGGCTGCTGGACGGGACTGGCGGCGACGACGTGTTCTACAATATCGCCCGCAACACTCAGCACCGCCAGATCGACATTGCCGACACGATCGGCTGGTCAGGCGTCAACTGGGGTGATCCCCACTGGGATGTCATCCAAGTCCAGACCCAAACCTTCTTCTTCGACGCCACGGGCTGCACGACCACGGCCGGAAGTGCGGTTGTGCCTGGCATTCCCAGCACCACGGGCATGCTCGCTGGCCAGGTCTTTGACTGCCCGACCGTGCCCTTGGGGCGCACCATCGCCAGCGTCGATAGTGGCACTCAGATCACCCTGGCGAGCGGGGCGGGCGTAACCGCAGGCTCTAGTCTTCCAGCTGCGGCCAGGACCTATACCGGCTGTATCCACATCGTGAATGAAGACTGGACGGTCGTTAACAAGGTCTCGACCATCAGCGTTTGCCCGTCCGACTCTAGCCGGGTGGGCTTCCCGGTGCGGCAGTTCTTCGAGCCCAGCGATGTCTGCCCGATCTATGGGTCATTCAACAACAACATGGCGGGAAATTCAGCCAAGGCCGGTCTCGATTTCGGCAATGGCATTGGCTTCGCGGAGTTCAACTCGTTTGGCGGCTCCGCGCAAATGCCGTCATCAACCGTTGATGCGGTGGTTCAGTCCATCCAGGAGATTTTCAGCCGCAACGATGAGCTTAAGGGCGCGCCGAACTGCAACTATAGCCGCCTGAACATCGCCCACGCCGTTTCAAACAACCTTGGGATCAGCCTGTTCTCTGAAGGCGATGTGGTGGCTGACTTCGCTGACGACGGCACCACTGAGACACGGCCCGGCGCGGTCATGGCCGGAACCTTCACCCAGGACGGCGACCGCACCGGCCGTTGGGTCTATTCTATTGACGACACCCTGTCGGCCGATGACCTGCGCAAGGCGTTCTACGACACCTTCAAGCCGAAAGCTGGCGTCCTAGCGGGTGTTTCTGAGCTTCATCTACGACTGAACCCCGGAGACATGGCGACCTTGTCCAACAGTCATGCCGGGAGCCTCAACGCCATCACGGATGGGGAGCCCATCGCTACGGGTGCTGAAGGCGCATCTGCGACCTGGCATCGCGGCGCCTCGGAAACCGGCCCGACGGACGGCATTGACCTTACCTACGGCGTGATCTGAGGGGCGAGCCATGGCTGACACCACCACCACCAATTACAGCTTCGTCAAACCCGAGGTCGGCGCATCCGCCGATACCTGGGGTGGGAAGCTGAATGGCGATTTGGATGCCATCGACACCGCGCTCGCCGCGCTTGATGGGGCGGCGCTGAAGAAGGCCAGCAACCTATCCGACCTGGCCAGCGCCAGCACCGCGCGGACCAATCTGGGGCTGGGTGACGCTGCGGTAAAGAACACCGGCACGAGCAGCGGCACGCTGGCGGCCGGAGACGATGGCCGGATCACAGGCGCGACGCAGAAGTCCGCCAACCTCTCCGACCTCGGTTCGGCGTCCACGGCGAGAGCCAACCTTGGCCTTGGCGGGGCTTCAGTCCTGAACGTCGGCTCCTCATCCAACACGGTGGCGGCGGGTGATGACGCCCGGTTCGGCGCCGCGGCGCTGAAAGCCTTGAACCTGTCTGACCTGGCTTCTCCCTCGACGGCGCGGGGAAACCTGGGCCTTGGCGGAGCATCTGTCTTGAATATCGGGACGGCCTCTGGAACGGTCGCGGCCGGTGACGACAGCCGGATCACGGGCGCCGCTCAAAAGGCGTCGAACCTTTCCGACCTGGCCAATGCGGCGGCGGCGCGGTCCAACCTGGCTTTGGGCTCTCTGGCCACCTTGTCAGCCGTCAACAACGGCAATTGGTCGGGCGCGGTGCTGACCATCGCCAATGGGGGCACGGGCGCAGGCGATGCGGCGACGGCTCGGTCAAACCTGGGTGTAACGGCTGCGAATATTGGGTTGGGCTCGGTCGATAATAAGTCGTCGGCCACCATCCGTGGCGAGCTGACGGCTGCCAATGTGAACACCGCGTTGGGCAAGACGGCCGCGCGCATGAACGCGGGGACCGGCACGAACTCTGGCCTGATCTCTGTCGGCACGGCCGCCCCCAGCGGCACGCCTGACGACGGCCAAATCTATTTGCAGTACACCTGATGAGCGGTCTCAATGTCGGCGTTGGCGGAGCGTGGAAGTCAGCCAAGCCTTTCGTGGGCGTCGGGGGGGTGTGGAAGGCCGTCCAGGCGGGGTTCGTCGGCGTCGGTGGCGTGTGGAAGCAGTTCTATACGGCCGTTCCCGCAATGTCGGTCACACCCGTCAATGGCTCCTGGTTTCCCGAATATGACAGCAGTAGCGGGGTTCCGGTCCTGGTCGACTATGTTGGTTCCTGTAGCGTCTCGGTATCCGGCGGCGTTGCGCCATATACCTATAGCTGGCCCGGGGGCACGGACACCTACACCGAGCGAACGGCCAGCCCCTACAACCGAAGCATCGATTGCACCGTGACGGACTCGGTGGGGACATCCCAAACTGTCAACGCCCAGATCAATCCATGACTCTTGTCCCTCTGACCCTGCCGCCCGGTGTCTATCGCAACGGCACGGAGGATCAGTCGAGCGGCCGCTACTATGACAGCAACTTGGTGCGCTGGACGGAAGGCACGCTTCGCCCCATGGGCGGCTGGACGACGCTTTCGCAATCTCCGGTCACCGGCAAGGGCCGCGCGATCCTGACTTGGCGCGACAACAGCGGCAACCGATGGGCGGCCATCGGCACCCATTCGAACCTCTACATCATGGACCGGCTGGGCCAGGTTTATGACATCACGCCCTCTGGCCTGACGGTCGGCGCTCCGGTTGCTCCCGTGGGCGGTGGCTACGGCGGCGGCGACTATGGGGCGGGAGACTACGGCGCTCCGGGCGACGATCCCGGCCTTATCGGCGACGCGACCATTTGGTCACTCGATACTTTCGGCGAAAACCTGGTCGCCCTGAACAACGCCGATGGTCTGCTCTACCAGTGGCTCTTGGACACGGCCACAGCTGCCGTAGTCGTCTCAGCAGCCCCTGTGAACAGCCGGGCGCTGGTGGTGACCGAAGAACGCTTCCTGCTCCTCCTGGGCGCCGCTGGAAATCCGCGTCTAGTCCAATGGGCAGATCAGGAGAGCCTGACCGCCTGGACGCCCGACCCGACCATCCAGGCCGGGAACTTCCCGTTGCAGTCTCGCGGCCGGCTGATGTGCGGGGCGCGCATCCGGGGCGGCACGTTGCTGTTCACCGACCAGGAAGCCTATCTGGCCACCTATGTCGGTGCGCCGCTGATCTACGGCTTCCAGCGGATCGGGGAGGGGTGCGGCATCATCAGCCAGGGCGCGGCCTGCGTCGGCGGTGACGCCGTGATCGCCTGGATGGGCGCCAAGGGCTTCTGGACCTTCGACGGCTATGCCGAGCCTTTGGCCTGCGATGTGTCGGACTATGTTTTCGGGGATCTGAACAGAAACCAAGTCTCGCTGATCACGGTGACCTATTCGCCCAGCTATGGCGAGATCACCTGGTTCTATCCGTCGTCCATGTCGTCGGAAAACGACCGCTACGTTCGCTGGAATCACCGGGAAAATCATTGGGCCATCGGTCAGCTTTCGAGAACCGCGGGCATTGAGGAGGGCGTCTTTACCCAGCCCTTCATGGTCGGCCCGGACGGCGACGTCTTCGCCCACGAGACAGGTTGGAACTATGATGGCGCGGTCCCCTTTGCGGAGACCAGCCCGATCGCGATGGGGGCCGGCGACAATGTCTTCACCGCGCTGTCGCTGATCCCCGACGAGCTGACGGTAGGCGGGGTGCAGGCGAGTTTTATCACCAGAATGGAGCCAACGGGCGCGACCCGAACCTATGGCCCCTATAGCCCGACTATCAAAACCGACGTCCGGTTTACGGCGCGTCAGGCGCGGATGCGGCTGACCGCCACCGGCAACGGCGACTGGCGGGTCGGGACCTTCAAGATCGATGTGACGCGGGGAGGTTTGCGATGATTCTGGCTTCTCCGCCCAAGGAATACAGCCCGTCCGACCAGGCCCAGATGCGCGACGCCATGCGCCGGGCCGACGGCGAGAACCACAAGCGCGGGCGGGATGTAGAGCTGGCGGCAAGCCGGCTGATCGTCACCGACGAAGTCACCGGCGTGCGCTATCGGCTGAAAATGGCGTCCGGCGTGGCGTCGTGGGTGGCGGTGTAGGGACAAGATGACTGACGCCGAGGCCCACTGGCTGCGTTGTCGGCCGTGGGTGGAGGCGGCGCTGGGTTATGCCGGCGGGACCCACGTGTGGACCGACGTCTGGGCCGAGATCGCGGCTGGGGAGTGCCAGTTCTGGCCCGGTGAGCGGTCAGCGATGGTCACCCATATCCTGGACTTCCCTCGCTCCCGGGGCTTGCACTTCTGGCTGTGCGGCGGGGATTTGAGCGAGCTGCTCGATATGCTGCCGCAAATCGAGGCCTGGGGCCACGCCCAGGGCTGCACGAAGTTCACCACCGCCGGCCGCCCAGGCTGGCAACGGGTGCTGAAAGCCCATGGCTATCAGCCCGTATGGAATGTTTGCGCGAAGGACACACCATGAGCTTCAGTCTCGGCAAATCGAAGTCTAAGTCTTCGTCTCAGAGCCAGAGCCAGAGTACGAGCACCAATACACTCGATCCGACCCTATCGAACGCTCTGTATGGCAACGTCCAGCGGGCCACCGCCGCGGCCGACAGCCTGACCCCCTATACGGGTCAGCGGGTGGCGGGGTTCAACGATACACAGCTGTCCGCCCAGAATGACCTGACCAATCTTGCCCATTCGAATGTCGGCGGCAGCCTGTTGAATACGGCGGGTCAGGCCGCCAGCGCGGCTGCGGCTTACAAGCCGCAGACCGTTAACAGCACGGCCTATACGCCGGCCAGCGTCACCAACCCGGCGCCTGTGGCTCTGAACACCGCCGCGGCCGCCAATGCTGGTCCGGCCGCCCAGGCAACGGCGGCCGGCGCCGATCGCGGGGCGGTGCAGAATGTTTCGACCGGCCCGATAACCGCCGACCAGATCAGCGCCTATTTCAACCCCTACCAATCCTCGGTGGTTGATGCGACAAACGCCGATCTTCAGCGCCAGAAGGCGATCGACCAGCTGAACAACGCCGCCGCCGCCACCAAGGCGGGCGCATTTGGCGGGACCGGCGCGGCGGTGCTGTCCAGCCTGACCAACGATAACTACACCCGCCAGATGGCGACAGCCGACGCCAACCTGAACAGCCAGGGTTACAACACGGCCCTGGCCGCCGCCCAGGCCGACGTCGCCCGCAAGCTGACGGCCGATCAAGGCAATCAGAACATCGATCTGGGCGTGGCGACAACCAATGCTGGGCTGCTGAACACCACCAATCTCGCCAACGCCTCGACGCTGAACAGCCAGGCGGCGTTGAATTCCGGTTATGAACAGCAGGCCAACCTGGCCAATGCGGCGGCCGGCAATCAGAACGCCCAGTTCAACACCAGCCTGGCCAACGCCACCGACCTGGCCAATGCGTCGGCTGCCAATAGCGCGGCGCAGTTCAACGCCGGCCAGGATCTAGCGGCGCAGCAGGCCAACCAGCAGGCCGGCCTGAACGCCAACAGCCAGGCGATCAGCGCCGGCGGTTTACTTGGCAACCTGTCCAACGAGCAACAGAGTCAGGCGATCACCAACGCCGGCCTGCTGGGCCAAGTGGGCGACGCGCAACAGGCTCAGTCGCAGAAGGAACTGTCCGCCGCCCTGCAAGCCTACCAGGACGGCCAAGCCCTGACCCAGCAACAACAAGCCATGGTCAACAGCGCACTGGCCCTGCTGCCGGTCACCGGCACGGTGAGCGACAGCGGCACGTCGTCCGGCCAAGCGACAGGACAAGAAATCACTGCCAAAGCCGCTTACAGCGGAAAATAGGAGTCGTTCTGATATGACCATACGCGGGATTCTCCATCTTCCGGCGGCGACGCCGCTGGAGCTGAAAACCGAACAACAAATGCTGACCGAAATCCCTGACGCGAACGCCACAAGCAACATCGCCTCGCGAGCCATGAACGCGCTGAGTGAGTCCATGTCCCTACCCACCGCCCATGTCAGACCCTTCAGTTTCGGCCCGCGGGTTGGTGGCGGGCAATAA